ACTCTACCTACACTCATGCTGAATGAGGAACAGAAGGCAGAGTACACGAAGTTTAAAACTCCGTGGCAATCAGTCGGTGCTAAAGGTGTAGTAACTCTAGCCTCTAAGCTTATGCTAGGGTTACTACCACCTTCTACATCCTTTTTTAAACTCCAATTAGATGACTCTAAGTTAGGAGTAGAGATACCACCAGAACATAAGAGTGAACTAGACTTAAGCTTTGCTAAGATAGAACGTAGAATCATGGAAGCTATTGCAGCTTCAAGTGATAGAGTTCAGATCTTCACAGCTCTTAAGCACTTAGTGGTCACAGGTAATGCCCTCATCTATATGGGTGAGAAAGGTATTAAAATGTATCCGTTGAATAGGTATGTAGTAGAGAGAGATGGTAACGGACAAGTCACAGAGATACTTACAAGAGAGCGAGTCAATCGCCAAATACTAGGCGCACAATATAAACTTCCTCCTAAGATCGGCGTCGTCGATGAAAGCACAGGGGGACACGACAAGGATGTAGATGTCTACACCTGTGTACACTTAACTAAGAAGGGATGGGTCTGGCATCAAGAGGCAGAGGATTATCCACTGCCAGGTACAGAAGGTAAAGCCCCTTTAAATAAAAGTCCTTGGCTACCACTGCGTTTTGTAACAGTAGATGGTGAGGACTATGGACGTGGTAGAGTAGAAGAATTCATGGGAGATCTTAAGTCTCTTGAAGGGTTGATGCAAGCAGTCGTTGAAGGCTCAGCAGCTGCAGCCAAAGTAATCTTCACAGTCTCACCAAGTTCAACAACTAAACCAGCATCACTAGCACAAGCTGGTAACGGTGCTATCATACAAGGTAGACCAGAAGACATTGGAGTAGTACAGGTTGGCAAACAAGCTGACATGCAAACTGCTTTCCAATTAATCAACGTACTAGAGAAGAGACTAGGAGAAGCTTTCCTTGTCTTACAACCTAGACAAAGTGAGAGGACTACTGCACAAGAAGTCCAGATGACACAGATGGAACTAGAGCAACAGTTGGGAGGTTTATTCTCACTGTTAACTACTGAGTTCCTCTTACCATATCTGAATCGTAAGATGCATTCTCTTACAATGTCTAAGAAGATCCCGTCTCTACCTAAAGGATTAGTTAAACCTGTTATTGTAGCAGGTATAAATGCTATAGGCAGAGGTCAGGATAGAGAATCACTTATGCAATTCTTCCAGACTATTGCTCAAACAATGGGACCGGAAGCCTTACAGCAATACATGAATGCTGATGAAGCTATCAAACGTTTAGCAGCTGCACAAGGTATTGACGTACTTAACCTTGTTAAGTCTATGGATGATAGGAATGCAGAACAAGCGCAGGCTATGCAGCAACAACAGCAACAGATGTTGATGAGTCAAGCAGGTCAGTTCGCTAACTCACCTATGATGGACCCATCTAAGAATCCAGAAGCAATACAAGCAGCAAGACAAGCAACTAATATGATGACAGGTGGTGGAGTTGACGCAGCTGCAGAAGCTATACCTGGAGCAGGATCACCACCTAATGAAACACCACCGCAACCACCCGTAGGAACAACACCTTAACACCTTATGGCAGACACTATTACATATGATCCTTCAAATGATCCCCAGGCAATCGCCGAAGCGGAAGCAAGAGATGGAGAAAACCTCGCAGTTGGCGAGGATATGCAAAAACAACAGTCAGAACTCCTGGCTGGTAAGTACAAAGATGCTGAAGAGCTCGAAAGAGCTTACATTGAACTTCAGAAAAAGATGGGTGAAGGCGAAAGTGCTGAGCCTGAATCGACAGACGAAACTTCAGAGGAGAATTATTACTCAGCTGATGGTAGCGTAAACTATGACACAGTTAATAATGTTTACGGTGAGGAAATCGGTGGTATCTTTGAAGATGCTGGTATAAATCCATGGGAAATTAGTAATCATTTCCATACAAATAACGGTACTATTACTGAAGATATGTATGGTCAGCTACAAGATGCTGGTTTCTCTCGTGGGGCTATAGACTCTTACCTAGCAGGTAGGGCTGCTCAATCTGGTTACACTCAGCAGACAGATGTTCTTACTGAAGGTGATGTTAGAGAGATGTATGACCTAGCAGGTGGGAAATCTAATTATGATTCTATGACTGAATGGGCTGCAGCTAACTTAGATCAGGAAGATATAAAAGCATTCGATGAAGTTACCAACACTGGTAACAAAGCAGCTGTACGCTTTGCTGTTAAAGCATTGATGGGACAGTATGAAGATTCTCAGGGTAGGACACCTACATTAGTGACCGGTAAGAATGCTAGAGCTGGTGAAACCTATCGTAGTATGGCTGAGGTTGTACGTGATATGGAAAGCCCTAAGTATGAAAAGGATGAAGCTTACCGCTATGATGTACAGAGAAAACTAGAACGATCAAACCTTAAAGTATAATGACTAGATCAGTAGAACAACAGAAGGCTGAAGACCTTGCTGTAATTGTAAACTCAGGCGGGATCGATGGTCTCTCTGATGAACAATTTAAAGCTCGCTATGGTCAGACCGTAGCTCAAGCTCAAACCCCTGCTAAGAAGAAAGATGGGTAACGGTAAACCAAAGAAAGATCCAGGTGATAACTGGCTACTAAATGCAGTTAGAAAACACCAATCTAATCCTAGCAACAAAGCTCCTTCATCAAAGTTTGTGAAGAGACAATTGAAGCTACAGAAAATGCTCGAAGAAGGGTATGGTAACTAATGGCACCCCGTTATAGATTCTTAAGCGGGAACAAAAAGAAAAAGAAGAAAAAAACTAAGGCTGATAAGCCTAAGAAAGTTAAGTACAATGGATAAGTGGCGGCCCGAAGTTATCGTACCCGCCCAGTAAACTTAACACAACCTCAATGGATAACAAATTCGCAACCGAACCACAAGTCGAAGTACTTGATGTAAACTATTATGAAAATGCAGAGCGTGTCAACGGACAGCTTGCTATGATAGGATTCGTTGCAGCACTAGGTTCATATATTGTTACTGGACAAATCATACCTGGAATATTCTAGGTAACTTTGGCGGCTCGTAGATCGATACAGTAGAAGCCACCTCAATACCACGTCCGTTCATTCTTCTTAGAAGAACGCATGAAACCACATCATGGAACGGGGGTGTGGTACTGGAGTATTAACAATGACTGTTAAACTAAGGTATCGTGGTGTTGAGTACACAAAAACTACTAAGTAAAACTTAACATGAAAAAACTTGCACTTGCTCTAGCGGCATCTATCGCTTCTGCTCCTGCAATGGCTGGCGTTTATGTAAACGTCGAGTCAAACGCATCTTATACAGGCAATGATTATACTTCCCGTACTACTGATTTACACGTAGGCTATGAGGGAGATGTAGGAGATCTTGGATACTATATTCAAGGTGGACCAGCTCTTGTCAACGGCGACGCTGTAGACGGATCAACTGAATTCTCAGGCAAAGGTGGTGTAACCATCGCTGCTTCAGAGAAGTTCGATGTGTATGGTGAAGTATCATTCATTACTGATGAAGATGCTGACAATGCATACGGTACTAAAATCGGCGCTAAGTATAAGTTCTGATGAAGTATCTAGAATCCCCATGGGCCATACTTATATTGGTCCTGGGGTTCTTTACCTTTATAGAAGTCATGCATTTAAACTATCATGAAAACTGTAAAGGTGATTGTCCCTGTACACTAACCGAAGACTATTAATGTATTCACTATTCGATTACTATTTCCAACCACCTACACGCACCGTGTATGTTGTATCAGAGGAGCAGCTTGGAAAACTTAAACTCACTCAAAAAGAAAACGAGGTCAAAGAAGCTAAAGCGCAACTCGAACAACTTGAGGCTGCGTATGATCGCAGAAAATCAGAACTTGTGGATTTACTGGCCAACCTTGAATCCGAAGTAAAAAAACTAGAACCTTCTAAAGATGGATAACGCAGTAGTAACTAGGTTTGGAACACAACCAGTTTATAAAGAAGTAGATATCAAAGATCCTGAAGCCGAAGCTAAAAGGAACGATGACTACATGAACAACGAAGTTGATTATGATTCGCTTGAGGAAGCGCTGACCTCTTAGGGTCAGGCGGGTATAGTTTAGTGGTAAAACTGCAGCCTTCCAAGCTGTTGTCACCGGTTCGAATCCGGTTACCCGCTTTAGGCTTTAAGGCCCTTACGAGGATACCCTTACTGCCGCACGTGTGGCGACGATACGCTAAAATAAA